AGAGGCTATAACGCCTGCAGTCTTTCCATAAATGATATTGGTAGCTTCAGCACCTGCCACAGTTCCCCGAAATTCTTTAATGTGCTGGGCACTGTTGATAAAGCTGCCGACAATATCCTGCCCTGCTGCTTTCGCATCTACGCCTATCACTCTGAAAGCAGCAGCAGCCTGGGTGGTACTGTCCTGTGCTTCCACTACTGCGCTCTGATATTCCTTAAAAGCTCTTTCAAGTACTGCAGGTGATTCCCCTGCCAGCGCCATCCCAGCAGCAAAACGCTGCACTGTGTCGAGACTTAGATTAGTAGTCTCCGCTATATCCAGCATCTGGTCTGAAACTTTGGACCCATCTATTACGAGCGATGAAAAAGCCGACGCCAACGTGGCAACGCCAGCCGCAGCAGTGATAGCGACCCCACCGATCAGACCAAAGGCACTCGCCATTCCCTGCACTTGCGCTACCGTGCCACCGATCTGATTAGCCAGACTACCTACAGGACCGCCCAGACCTTGCAGTGCCGCACCTGCACGCGCAGCCCCCTCACCTAAACTCTTGAATGAATCGCCGCTACGCTTGAGATTGGCATTGAGGCTGGTATTGAGTTGCGCTGACTGCTTCTCAGTGCGCTGCATTGCCGAATCGACTGACTGCAATGCACGTGTTGCCTGCTTCTCACCAGCCACCACTGCTGACGAATCAAGCGCAAGATGTACTAAAGCAATGTCAGCCATCAGCGTTTCGCTCTTGACGATGCAGGCGTGTTCGCCTTGATCTGCTGCGCCTTCGCGCTTGCCGCCAGGAATATCTGATCAATTCGCATGAGCATCTTCACCTGCCAGGCATTGAGCACAGCGCCCGTCATCCGCCTGTACGCATCGACTTCCGTATAACTGAGCGGGTTATAACCAAATCCATTGTGCGATCTGGAAGCATTGAGTTCCTGGAAGATTCCAAAGAGATACGCATCGTGCAGTGGGAATGGCGGTTCGCGTTCGCTTCGTGGCAGCCTCGAGGCTCTGCGGTTGACCTCGATCATCTTCGAAGCAGTGCTGTCACCGTCGAGCTCGCCGCGCAGCGCACTCACCATGAGCTTGTTGCTTACGGCGAACTGCCAGAAGCACCAGTCAAGGATTTTTTTTCGCTATCCTCCACGACATCGGCAGGCACGTGGCCCTCGAGCGTGCCTTCAGGTGCGCCAAAGTTGGTCAGGTCCGAAACGAACTCGAGCAGTTGGCTGCGCACCCAGCTCAACCCATAGAGCCATTCCATATTCACAAGCGTACACGCGAGCGGTGCAGCATCACGCTCGATGTGCTCCCATTCCCTTGTGACTGCCATATAGCACCGCACACGATGCGCTTCAAACTTCTCAATGTCATCTGACTGCACCTTTCCTGCATCACGCTGCCTCGAGACGATGCGCTCAACTTGCCAGGTGCGGTCCATCTCCTGCCATCGCTTCGAAAGAGGCGAAGTGAGCAGGATTCTGGCAGGCTCATCACCGCCAATCGGCTCGCCGGTATAGGGATGCTTTAAGACGAGCCACGCAGCGCGCTCCTGCCATGTTTCGATTTCCTTTGAGAGTTGTCCAAAGTCAGCCATATGCTTATGCCACCGTCATCCCGATAATGCTGCTAATGCCCGTATCGTACTGACCGCGAAAGTCGACAGCACTCGCCATCGACCCAGCGCTATCCGAGACAGGCGCATTCACTGCGAGCGCCTTTGGGATGTTGACTGTGAAGGTGTCCTCAGCGGCCGTTTCACTTGATTTAAGGACAAAGGTAAGCGGCCTGAGCGTGCCGGCAATCGCATCAGTGATGAACGCATCGTCGCGGTAGTAGACCTCAGCCGTTCCGCTGACTCTCAGATTCTTGTTGATGATGTGATCTGCGCTTGCACTGCCCCACGCATACTTCGGGTCTGCCTGATTATCGAGCGTAAGCGATGCTGTAAACGCACCTGGCACTGGCAGCGCATTCCAGGTGACTGTTGCGCCTGTGAAGCCAGTCGTGAATGGCGATTTGCCCGTAAGCGCGCCCAATGTGGCAGTTCCAGGCATTACGGTTCCCACAGTCTGCGCAAGGCCAAAGATGTCATAGTTGACTGACACCTTGTCATTGAGCGGCATATCCATCGTCGCTGATGCCACTTCACAGCCAGTGAAGATCAGATAATCATCACCTGTGGCCAGTTCCATCTTGGCAACGATGGTGAAGAAGTAGCCAGGATCAGCATCGGCAACGATGGCGCCGCCTGCCCATGCCGCTGCGTGCAGCCACGCCCTCAGCAAGTCCTGCTGACCCGCCTCGTAATTCAGTACCGTAGGAATGCGCAGCCGCACAGCCCTCGAGCCGCCTACGGTGAATGACTTCATTCGAGATCCATCGTACACATCGAACTCAGTAGGCGTGGATTCAAATGAGAGGCTGATGCCATCAAGGAATGGCACCGCATTATAGACGCCTGCAGCTGGGGCAGTCCCGCGCGTTACTTCACGCTGGATGCCAATGACAGTGTTCGAAATTAGAGCGGGATCTGGCATTGTTGCTCCTCTTTAGTTAAAGGGCGGACAAGCAACTGGTGTGACTATCACATTGGTTGCATGTCCGCTGAATGTACATCGCTCGACCACTCTACAAAGCTATGTCTTCGATAAACTCAAATGGGAACAGAAAGGCACGACCAGCCCATTGCTGCTCGAAGGCGGTATCATTCGGCCCAAGCGCATCCCTGAACCTGATGCCATCACCGAATGACTGGCGCTCAAATGCTGATCGCAAAGCATCACTTGCAGCAATCAGCAGCGCATCACCTGCATTGCGTGGCGCGAATACCTGGATCGCGAGTATGCCAATGCTCGTGTTTTGCACGATGCCCGCGCTGAAGGTGAATGCAGCCGTTGACCATTGCGGGAAGGTCACGCGAATCCAGGCACCATTGCCAGGTTTCACGAAGTAGGTATTTGGCCACTCGATGGTATCCGCCGCGTAGCCCAACCCAGTCCATACAGCCTCAACTGCCGGCTCAATGACTGCGCGCACTTCACTTGTCGATGTTGCGATTGCGTAGCTCACGATGATTTAGGATCCCTTGAGAATGCCACTTGGACAGCCTTCTGCCACAGCAGTTGCATCTCAGCGAGCGTGATGGCAACAATCCCGTTCGGTGCCTGCTTCGATGATCCGTGCTCGAGGTAGACAAAGTAGGGAGCAGAGTTCACCAGCCACACTGTCTGCCCGATCCTGAAGAGCTTCACGTCACGCTTCGCACGTGACTTTGGCTGCGCACCACTCGGATCTGTGCGCTCTTTGTCGAAGCGTTCATCTGGGAGTGGCCGCACAAACCAATGAAACTTCGCTGCGCCTGTATCGACAGGAGTGCGATCCACAAGCCGATTGATTCCCTCAATGGCAGTTGCCTGCAATGCCTGGCTGAGTCTAAGTGGCGTGTCGCGCTCGACTTTCTTCAACACTTGCTTGTAATTGGACCTGCCTATTGCCGCCATTTCTAGTTCCCCAGTGTCAGAACGTAATTTGCAAGGACACTGCCAAACCACGCGCGCCGCAACTCGACCACGCGATACGAGATTCCACTATGCTCGAGGCGATCACCAGGCGAGGGAGTGCCAACATAAGCCCCGCTGCTGATCGTGAATGTGGTTGCGTAGGTGATCGCACCATCAGGCGCCGTAACCCGCTCCTCGCCAAAGATGCCATCCACATCGACACTTGCCGCCTCAGATGGACTGCGCGATTGCGTTGCCGTTGAATATCCCTGCAAAACCACCGGATAGTAAGTCACGCGAGTACCTGCAAGCACCACAAGGTCATCAAGCTGCTGTTGATACAGTTCCGCTATAGTCAAACATCCCATAAAGTCACCCTCTTACGAGACGCTGCAAACTAAACCAACGGTGTGAACTCGCGTGCACGCGCTCGACACTGTTCGTGGAGCAGCGATGCTTCAACTCTTGAATTTCCTGCTGATGTGGTCACAAGGTGCGATGCACGCGCCGCCTTAACTGACCACGCCTCATGCGCAGCCGCGCGCACATCAAACACATTCTCGTAATCCTTGCCGCATTCGTACCAGCTCGTCGTGCCATCGGACACGGTGCAGCCTTCACTTGTTGACCACGATGGCGCTGTGGCGCTGCTTGTGCCGGTTAGAATGCACAGATAGCGGTGACCGTTGCGAGGAAATACCTGCACCTGATCGCCATTCCCGTAGTGCGTTGAAGCTGCCCACACACCGCACCGCATATGCCGGTCGAGGATGGCCGCTTCCTCACCGACGATGCTTGGCGTGCAGTCAGGCTCTGCGTGCAGCAGAAGCTGCTCATATGCCTGATGGCGCATTTCTTCGAGGGTAAAGTCAGCCATTGTTCTTTCGACGCTTCAGCAAACGTGGCGCTCGTTTGGTTTCAGGTGGAATGATCTGCTTGGTTGCCGGAGGTTCATGTATTGCCTTACCTTCAGCTTCTACCTGAGCTTTTTTCATCACTTGGTCCATATCGATAGGCTCAGTGATGGCATCCTGCGCTTCCGGTGGCCAGCCCATCTCTTTTGCCATCCGTTCATCGTAGTAGTCGCCCGGTGCAACAAACAGGAAGGCAGCATCGGGGCTGCCTTCCTCCACAAGCCGCTTTCTATCGCTCGTTAGATACAAACTGCGATCTGCAATCACGTTTGTGTTCCTACCTTAGTCCACGTTGGTGATGCAGCTGTGCCGGTCTGGATGTACAGGATGCCGTTCGTTGTGTCGGTCAGCAGTGCCCCCTTTGGCGCACCGATGCCGCCAGGCGCGACACCTGGAGTTGTAACCGCCACGGCCACTGTTGGGGCAGTACCCGTCAGTGAACTCGTCGCCGTAATCAGCCCCACATCCTGTTTGGCAAGCGTTCCTGTGAACGTGATTGTGGCTGTTCCGATGCCAGCAGTCATCGTACCGACTGCTACAGTTACAGCACCCGCATCAATGTTGGGCAATGCCTCGAGTGCTGCATCAATCGCAGCAACAAGCGTGGCATTGACGTTTGACCATGTGATTGGCTCAGTAGTCCCACTCTGAAAGGTCAGAGTGAAAGTACCAGCCGTGGGTGTGCCGCCAATGGTTAAGGTTTGCACTTCGTCTGTGCCTGAACCTGGCGTCCCGGCATACGTAAGCATTCCATAAGCACCTTCAATGACAGGCATTTCAATCTCCTATATTCCGGTGATGAGGCAAAATGCCGTGGGACGAAGCACCGCGAAAGCCGCGCGAATCTCAGCCACTATGCTGCGTTGATTCTTGATGAAGTCATCATTCTGATAACCCACCTTGATCGTCAGCCCCTTGCGCTCTGCAAGCAGTGAATAGTTGGCGAAGTCACCGACGATGCCTGTGCCTTCTGTCAATCCCGCGTCCTGCACGACGGGCAGACCCCAGATGCGATCCGGCCCCATCTCTGACGGATTGCCCCAGATGTAGATGCCATCAGTTGTGCGAAGCAGCTTCACTTCCTGCCAGTCATTCGGATGGGTCACATATGCGCTTGGCATTGCCTGGCCCGTGACGCGCACCTTCGTCATTCCCTTGTAGATTGCATCCGGTGTCGGGTCGACACCCTTTGCCTGCGTCTGCACGCCTACAACGTTCACGATGCCTCGCAGATTTGGAGTAGTGCCATTGCCTACAAGGATCTGCGTATTGAGCCTC